CTCCCCGCATCGGGGGCATTGGTACGTATATATCGGCATACTTCTCCTAAAAATGGTACGGGTGGTCAGATTCGAACTGACAGTGATCTTATCTCTCGCTTCCAAAGCGAGACGGCTCCCAACTACCGTTTTACACCCGTAAAAAATGTAGACTGAGTGGTACAGTTTGTGCGTCTGCCGTCTACTAGCAGGTTCTCTCGCTCCTGTAATATCCACTCTGACACTAAAAGTTTTTGCCCGTTACATCCCTTCATAGGTAAGTTCTCGTTCGTCAACATTGGAACACTTTTGGGTCGATAACTTACGCCAGTTTCCTGACGTTGGATGTTCGCCTACTGTTTTTCCTCAACTTTCCATTATACGGAAAGTATCCTTCACCTTGGGCAAAAATGGGGTAGGGTGGGGATTCGAACCCCTCAACCGGGTTCACAGCCCAGTCCAACAATCCATAAGTTGCTACCCTACAGTCAAACTAATCGTGGTCGAAATCGTCCACTTCAATTCCCTTTGCGGTGATAACTACCTTGTAGCCATCGCCAAAGAGATTTTCCATATCCTCATCGTCAAAGTTATGTAGAAATTCCTGTACAGCTTCTCCAGTCTTCAACTGAGCAAGGTGGTCTTCAGTCAAAGAAGCCTTGAGAGTCTTGGTTTTATAATCCTTGGACCAATCGTAGTAACTCCAAGTATTCCATTCCTCTTCGTAGCGGTCATAGTCGTCGTCTTCAACTTCTTCCTCATCAGGAGCAGGGCTAGTGAAATAAATGGCCGGAGAGTCATGCGATGACCGGAACGTGCACGGGTCGCCATCGTTGAAGTAAGGGGTATACTGCGTCCAGCTTAGACGCTTCAGATTAGGATACTCAGTGAATAGTTCTAGCACAGCCGTCTTGAAGATAGCTTCTACCTTCTCCTTGGCTTCTTTACGTAGCTTTTCGATTTCTGCCTTGATAGTTTTAATCTCTGACAAAACGCTCATATTTCTCTCCTCACTGTTTTCGGCACAAGTTTTGCGAAAGATGGCGGTGCGCCTGCGCCTTTTACCATCCAATCCTTTATTTCAATTTCTTGAAGATAATCTTGGGCAGATGGAATATATCTGCCGCCGAAGTCTTCTAGAACATGCTGCTCACCAATATCACGTACTGATACGAGCCGCCCATCGCTGTTAGTAATGTTGTGACCAAATACCTTTTCAAGAATTGTCGATAGGAACCATGCATTATGCGTCAATGCTCGATGGCGGCTATCTGCAATCTGCCCCTTGGAGGAGTCCAGTAGATCATGAACAGGAAGATAATCCTCTGGAACTCCTCCCCATTTGCGAACTGACGACATCGCGTGAATAAACGGCTTTGCCATGTTGCCTCAAATTTCTAGGTTTTCTGATCGTATTGACAGAAATTCCCCTGCCTCTTAACACAGTCAACTACCGAGTTTCGTACTCTTGCTCGTCCCACCCATTGAAGGGTAGCGACTCATACTGGGTTTGATAGTATTCCCTCTGCCTCAGTCTTATGACCCTTTCTGTTGCTAGGTGGGTCAGACCCCGGTCCTATTACTAGGCCATCACGAGGCCACTAACGCGCTCAGATGTTGCCACCTGAAGTCCGTTAATCATCTCGTCATAAATGGTTGCGCCATTTATTAGGTTACGCTGTTAAGGTTAGTCGTCTACCTGCACGTCTGCTAACAACATTCAACATCTACCGTCGAAACCTTGGCATCCCCATTTTTAGAGCAGAGTCTACAGAAGAACCAACTCTACCTTCATTAGTCCGTATTTAGTTCTTACATACGGCTAACCGCTTGATACAAAAATTGGTGGAGATGGCGGGAATCGAACCCGCGTCCGATAGCGCGGCTGCGCTTCATACGTGCGTACTTGTTAAAGCTTTCCCAGAACTGACTTAAAACGTGCGTTAAGTGCATCAGCAGTTGCGTGAACGCGGTCAACTTCCTTTTCGAGAAAGTCTACCACTTCAGTCTTTACTGAATGTGCCGCATCAAGCGCAACGATCCGGCCCTTCGCTTCTAGCTCTGAAGAATCGGCTTCTGCTAGCTTTACGAACGCGGAACCATCGGCCTTAGCCGCGCCCAATAGGTTACTAAAAAATCCTGCCATATTTCTCCTCTCTAGACCTTTATGGTCCCAAGTTCGATTTCTAGGGGCGTCAGAGTTTCCTGACTGCCCTCCACCACTTGTGTTTTGTGAAACTCTGGTACACAAGAACCAACAGAATCTATATTACCACTCTTTTGTTGCTTTGTCAAGGCCAACTGTTGGATTCTACGTTCTCGCCTAGCTTTCTGCATATCTTTAACCCGCTGTTTGTTTGGCAAACGGGCCATGTGTATATCCGTAGCTTGTTTGAGAAATGTAGCTATCTGGATCATGCACTTGTCATCAAAAACGGAATTTAGGGGCATGAAAACGTACTTTCTCCAGCCGTTCCACCATTTAATGTATCCAAGCAACGAGCGATTGCTCCTTGAATAGACATTAAACTGCCTAGTCTTGGCCCCTATCTTCCACGGTCCTTCATCTGTAAATGCTAGATGGGCGGAATGCCACCTACCTAGATCAACCATTTCTATCTCATCTAGTTTCATCTAATATCCCCATTGTATCCTACTTTTTCTTCTTTGTCAAGTTCGCTTTTTCTTGGTCCGCTACGACCATTTCGACCAGATATCCCAGATGGTACGCAAATAGTTCCTCTTCGTGCTTCGCGCTGATCCACCTGAACATATTGGTAACCGAGTGGTACGACTCGTGCGTAATCTGGTTAATGTTTGCATCAAATTTCAGGACGATGTAGCTGAACGACTGATTCGGCATCCGAACGTGGAAGCCATCTGTAGTATCGTCTACTCCGTGGGTTTTTGTCAAGTGGCCCTGCTTTGCCAGTTTATCCGCCGTAGCTATCAAATCGTCAGTAAAGATAACGTAGATTCGATAGTTGTACGGCGGGAATGGTACGAATGTTTTAGTCTCTCTCATTATTTCTTCCAATAACTTGCGATTGAATAATCGAATTCCATCACGACACGTTTCATCTTAATAGCCGCTGCTCTCTTAAAAGCATCACCAATGAGAGCGGCTACCTTCTCACCATGCTGCTTAGGACATTGTACGACCAATTCGTCATGCACGAACTTAATTAGCTTCGCGCGGTAGAGTGGAAGTGTGTGCCACAAGAACAGCTTTCCATTGGGACAATACCCGCATCCCATCGCTTTCTTAGCAATACTTGCATTAGTTGCCTGAATGCGCGTATTCTTTCCTTGACGAGAAACACGACTTGTCATTTGGAAGTAACTACGGCTAACCTCATCCTGAGTAGGCTGTCTGTGAGTTAAATCGAACATCTCACTTTGAGTAGGCTTGCGGCCCTTCACTTGCGTAAAGATGGCAACATTCTTCTCAGCATCTTCAGGAGTAAGTCTAAGCTGCTTTTCGTTCCACTCCTTGCAGTTATCTCTTGCACGGGCGTTTGTCGGCTCAGGTAACAATCTACGTCTGCCGAATAAATCAAATGCCCTGAAGTCCCTCGCTGCATCTTTTCCAGATTTCTCCAGATAAGCCCAGATTCGAGGATTCTTATGCTCATGAAGCGCCATTAATTCTTTAGCAATCTTCTGAGCCTGTTTGATAGCGGCGGCAAGAGCACCCGGCCCTCCACCATACGCCAATAGGAAGTTAGTGGCCTTGTTATTATCACGCATCTGCTTATGCTCAGGACACTCGCACTTTCGGCGCATTGGTTCACCAACCGTGCACAATGGATTCTTCTTGACGGTTTCCTCAGTATGAAGCTTATAATACTCGCACCAATATGGTACTAATTCTCCCTTCTTGTTCTTTAACTCCTGTCCTTTATACTGAGCCTTGTGCCACTTCTCATCGTACAAAAGTTCTGTTCCTACTGAGTGAACGTCTTCGCCTCTGCGGAAAGCACCGATCCATACCTCATCGTTCGCGTCATCGGCAATGATACGCAACTCGGCACCGGACATATCAGCCGTAACGAGTACGTATTCTTCAGCGTGTGTAGTACATTGTTTTTCACATTTGGAGCAAATAAGATTGTAAGTTACACCGTTCCATTCGTCTTCATACGTATCAGCCTCGCAACAATCACTAATCCGAATGTCCTCGTTCGGCGGGTCCGCAATGAACGATCCACGCACTTCCTTATCTTGGGGAAGGTTTTGTGCATTTGGCTTAGAGCTACTGCTTCGCCCAGTACCGGCATCATATTGGTTGAACTCGCAGTGGAGTCTACCGTCGCCGGGGTGAAGCCATCCTTCCTCTTTACAGGGGTGAGTTGTCCATTGAGTCGCCCATTGATCGCCGTAAGTTCCCACATCTTTCGATAACCCGTGGTACTCGCGGATAAGCTTCATGACAGGAATAGATTCATACTTCTCAAGAATCTCGTCATCCATGCCTTCTAGCTTTTCAAGCTTCTTAATGTTCTCTCTGAGACAGTGCATCAATTGTGCATCTGACCCATAGTTAATAAGAGCTTCACCTTCACAGTCGGCAGCAAGATTTCTAATCTTTGTGCGTTTTTTACTCAGGTCGCCATGCTTCTTCTTGATGATTTCTTTCTGCTCTAGTCTTACATCTTGTAGCTGATTGAGTTTAATTTCGGCTTCAGCACGCGCAAGTTGCAGTTCTCCAATGTCGAGGTTCTGTTTAATTAGCTTTTTAATCTCTCTGTTAGCCTGTGAAATAGCAAGCTTTAGCTCAATCTCGGCCTCAGTAGGATTATCACGCAACGACTTCCACTGTATCTCAAGTGCGGCAATCGTGTCATCGTCTACGGCATCTAACTTTGAACCTACCCACGGGAGGAAAATCTTGTCCAACTCTTTAATAACAGCTACTAGTTTATCCTTGGCCTTCTGTACACGCGCAAGCCACTTTTCACGGTCTAGACGTTCGCCGTGCACATGCATGTCAATAAAAGCGCCGAGTGCTTCGTTTTCAATCTGAATGACTTCATGAAGATTATCGCCTAGAATAATCCGGTCCAAATAGTATAGATAATCTGCCAGCTTCGGCTTTCCCTTGGCTTTTAGAGATTCAATAGTCTCTCCACTTGCTATAAGATTTTGAACAGCCTTTATAGCCAATGGAGTACGCGTATCAAGTGCGGCGTATTCGAATTGAGCATCAGAAAGATCGTCATCTAAATTAAATGATGTCTGTAGTGCTTTGTCAATGGTTATTCCAAAATAGCGTTCGAACATAGAGGACATACTAAAGTATTCATAATTCTTTAATGAAGCACTTCCTCCCATGCCTGCGTATATGCATTTTTCTGCTAACATGCAATCGTAGTAACCAGATGAACGTATCCCTAGTAACCAATACAGACACTCGTACTCAAATCCAACGTTTACGCCGGTTTTGGTCCAATCTGATGAAATCAAATACTTTTTAAGTTTTTCTAAAAGTGCTTGTAATTTTGGAGCTTTCCAGAGATGTTTACCGTACTCACCTTGACAATTATGTAGTAACTCGCTATCTCTGTCACAGTAGTCTAGAAGATCAATTACATACTGTTCTTTTGAGTTTCCAAACTGTATTGTACGAAGTCGTCTCCAATAAAAATCAGAAACAGGGGTAGTTTCAACGTCAAATCCGAAATCAAATGTGTTATCTAAGAAAGATAGTAATTTATCTTCAGATTCTTGACTAATCCGCAACACATTCATCGGCGGATTGGCTACAAACGGCTTCAATTCCCTTTCGTCTATGATCATTATTCCTCAAATAGTCCAAAGCCTTGATAAACATCTCAGGCTTATCTTCAAATCTCCCTAACCAAGCGTTGCATCTAAGGCAAAGAATTCCTCTAATACATTTACCACATGTACTCGATCCCGGACAGCAAGTATGGTCGTGGTCTACTCCCGGACGCTCATCCCATTTTTCAGAGAACTCAACGTCACATAAGAGGCATTTACCTCCTTGATTATCTATCATTTCGTTTCTTTTGTCAAGAGATATGCCGTATTTTGTACGAAGTTGTGAGTCTTTTACTTTTTCTGGATTCTGCTTGCGATAATTAGATACACATTGTCTAGTAGAATCTGGGTTATCTTTACGGTATTGAGCCGATTTCTCTTTATGGCACTTCTTACAATAGTAATGAAGTCCATCTTTCTCGGCCCGGCGAATTCCAAAGTCTTCCAAATCCTTCATCTTATTACAATTGATACAAAGTTTCTGATTCATAATACCTATTATAGCACACATTTCTCCGCTTGTCAACAACATAATTGAATTTATTTTCTAAAAAAGCTTGACATCGCTGTAGACTTGTGGTACTCTGGTAATAGAGTTTGAACTAAGGAGTCTCTGTGTCTGATTATTCATTGTACTTTGACGGAAGCTGCGGACCGACCAACCCCGGACCGTTTGGGGGCTATGGTGTTGTAATTAAAAGAGAAGGAACACTGGTTTACAGCGAATCCGGCCCATTGGTAGCAGAATTGCTTAGTAACAACTATGCAGAATTCTACGCCGTGTATAAAGGATTAGCGTGGGCAGACCTAGTTTTAAATAAAGGTGATCGGCTCTTTGTAAGAGGAGATTCCCAACTCGTGATAAACATTATGTCTGGTAAATTCAAAGGCAAGAGTAGTAGTTTATACTATCCTGCTTATGAGAAGGCCAAGAATGCGCTAACTAGCATCAGAAGTCGCTATGTTAATGTTTCTTTTGATTGGGTACCCAGAGAAATGAATAAAGAAGCTGATAAACTTAGTACAGAGTATAGATAAAACGGTAGCTTCGCGGCACTGCGTATTCCTTAATTAACGGGCCGCTGCGTCTTCTATGGACGGAATCATAGAAAGGTAATAGAAACAGTAAGATAGGTTCTGGGAATAAACAACCAGTTTTCAGGCAACGGGTAGCTAATAGATGCTACATTGGCGAAGGGTAACCATAACAGCGCATGAGCGCGGCCTACGTCCTGTCGATAGTTCCAAGACTAAATGAAAAACCTTCACAAGCTGTCTAAATCATTTAAAATCAACAGGTATCTCAGTGTATCTTGTTGAAAGACGGGGATTTAGCTCTATTGCATGGCCTATAAGTGCCAATAGCCTGCCAAAACGGTTAAAGTTAGCCTGTAGAGGGTGTTTACATAGCCCTTGATGGTTACCCGACCTTTGGACGAGGGAAGCCCTTCGTGTACCTTTCAGACGGAGTAGTATATGAATTATGAGAATATTTGCCCATATTGTGACACTGAACTACCAGCTTCAAGTGGACGTAAATGTATATGTGATCGTTGTACTAAATTGCGTCCATATGTAAATAAATATGGATTAACTGTCAAGGAGTATGATAAAATTATTAAAGAACAGGATGGACGATGCGCCATTTGTAATGATATATTGTCAACTGACAGTTCTGAAGGAAGACTACCGTCCATAGATCATTGTCATCAACTTGAGCATGTACGGGGTATACTTTGCGGCAATTGTAACATGGGATTAGGACATTTTAAAGACAACATATACAGATTGAAATCAGCAATTAAGTATTTGAAGGAAAATGAAATAACACGTACTTGGTATTTTCAAAAACAATTCGAGGAGTAATGGCTATTTATTCAGACAAAGAGAGGATTATCGAGCGTCAAGAAGAAATGAAAATCAGACAGGAACGAAAGAAGGAAACAGACATGCTGAGAAAGAAAAATCTTTCTTCTTTAAAATCAACAACATCTGGGAAATAAGCTTGACTTATAGGAAAATGGGTGTATACTAGAGGTATAGATAAGATAAAGCGCAGGAGACAGGCTCCTCCACGTTAGGCCACGGTCTAGCGTCCTGTCTCCTTATATTATACATACACCGAGAGGAACCGGGGCTAGGCTGCAATGGTCTAGCCCTTATTATTTGGAGACACAATGGCACAGGCAAATTTAGGACAAGAAACAGTTGCAGCAACATCTACACAGATGCCTAATATTCCAACGCAACAACAGGTTACGTTTACTGCCAAGTCTACGAATACCAGTATTGTTTACATTGGAACGTCTAGTACAGTTAGTTCCGCCAATGGATATGCACTAGAAAAAGGCACATCCGTTACTTTTGTTATCGGAGTAGGCAATACTAATCAATTTTATTATATTGGTACAGCTAGTGATGTTCTTTCATACGCAGCAGTTTAGGAGCAATAATGGCATTTGATAGTGTATTTCAAGGACCGCCAAGTGGTGTGAACGCACCCGGTACGGCACAATCACCTACATTTGGCATCGACGTTACAAATGCTGAATTGTACTACTCAGCCGGAAGTGGCTGGCAACCGATCATCGGTGCTGGTGATATTTCTGGGTCAGGTACTACGGGCTTCGTTCCAAAGTTTACAGCAGGTGCCGTTATTGGTAATTCATCTATTGATGACGGTGTTACATCTGCTGGTAAGGTTACAGTGAGTAACCCCCTAAACGTAACGTCTGCTTCATCTAGTTCTTTTACAGGAAATATTACATCTTTAGGTACAGGAACTAATCCTTTTAGCGGTCCTGTTGAAACTCCATATACGTTGCCTAGCGTTATTTATAGCGTAGCGGGTACGCCTCTTCCCTCCCCCACCGGACTTGAAGGCGCTCGTGCTTTCGTAAGCGATGCAACTGTTGCGACATTCGCCAGTGCATACGTAGGTAGCAGCACTCATAAAGTTCCAGTTTACTGTGATGGAACGGGTTGGTTTATTGGTTAGAGTTTAGGCCACCGAATCGTTAGATTCCTGACAGCGTGGCTATGGGGCAAAGACCCCATTTTAGGGCAGGGACTTCTTAGAACGAGTCCCTGCCAAGGGCCGAGAATGACTAAAGAAGAGAGACAAGCATACTATCAAAGTCATAAAGCTCAGTTCAAGGAATATCAGAAAAGATATAAGACTCAAAGATATGAATATCAGATTAAATATAGATATGGTATAACATTTGAGGAGTTTCTTGAAAAAGTAGTAGATCAAGAAGGTAAGTGTAAAATTTGTGAAAAGTCTATGACTTTTGGGAAAGGACGACACGCTGCTTGTGTAGATCATAATCATGGTTGCTGTCCCGGTAAGAGAAGCTGTGGCAAATGTATACGTGGTATAATTTGCAGTAGTTGTAACAAACTTTTGGGCCTATCTTACGATAATATATCAATTCTAAAGAAGGCCATTGTCTATTTAGATGGTGACCAATGTTTAGTCAAGTCCGACTGAAAAGAGGGGCGCTTAATCACTTTCGAAAGCTATCACGCGAAAGCCCCCTAGAAATACTCGCATACCTGATTGGAGAAGTAACATCTCCTGAAACAGTTGAAGTGCACTCATTCGTGTACACTAAGAATTATTATCTTCAAACAGAGAACACAGTTCAATGGTCTACTGAAGAATATACTAAAGTTCAAGCAAAAGCTGACGAAGCCGGTCTAAGAATTGTAGGATTCATTCACTCGCACCCTGAATGGGATGCAGTCATGAGTCCCGATGATTATTCATGTTGTCTAATAGAAGGACATATACTTTGTGGTATTATATCAGTATACGGGCGCAGAACACGCGCACGATTCTGGACTCCTACCTCAGCAAAACCTTGCGAAATCATTTATACGTAATGCCTAGTAGGAGAGACTATGCCATTCGCTAAAAGTGATGATACACCTAAATTCTACACGGGCATTAACATGCTCAAGAGTTATTGGAAGTCTATCATCGAAAACATAAACTCGACCCCATATCATCAAACCGAAGCTGTGAACAACCTTATGTATCTTTGTGCAGAAACCGAAGAAGAGAAGGAACTTCGCAAGCTTGCATTGATTGCATTTTATGGTAAGCGTCTCGGATACAAGCCGTCTACACAAGTAGGCGAACCGAGCGAACCTGACCCAATTGATGCTAAGGTACAGGACTTGATGGATAGGTTAGGGGGAAAGTCATGAGTGTATTCCAAGTACAGAGAATAGAAGCACAGAAGTTCGCACAAGTATGGAACAAAGGTGGCATCTCAATGATCCTCCCAGATGTGGCAATTGACTTTGCTACTGACTTCAGTAACGTTGTTCTCAATAATTTTATCCAGATGTGTCAGGCTAACGCTCAGGCGCAGGTTGCAGCAAATGAAGCCGCAAAGCCTAAGATCATCATGGAAGGTATTAAGTAAGTTTTATTTCGCGGTCGTCTAATTTGGCAAGACGAGGCACTGTTAATGCCCACGATACAGGTTCGAATCCTGTCTGCGGAGCCATGTTCCTTTCGTTCAACAGATAGGACTCCGGTCTACGAAACCGGTGATTCAGGTGCGAATCCTGAAGGGAATACCATTTATGGAAGAAATTTATACTAATATTTATGTGGGTGACGATTTAGATTATGAAAAGATCAAAGATAAGCCTGATTGGGCCGCAGCTAGAATGTGTAAATATGGACCCGGTGGTCATCAACAAACACTTGGCTATACCACACTAGCAGCACCCAAGGGTAAGAACTATCTTTCAGTAGAGAAGGACGATCATATTGCAATCAACATCATCGATATGGAAGACCCTAATATGATTCCATTCGAGTGCATCACCAAAGCACTAGATTACATTAAAAAGAAAATGGATGAAGGAAAGAAGGTACTAATCGCCTGCAATTCTGGACACAGTAGGGGGCCGACAACGGGCCTTATGTTTCTAAGAGCAATCGGCGATATGCCTTATCATTTCGTTAAATCAGAGCAGATATATCGAACGTTATACCCTAAGTTCGATCCGGGTATGGGAATGCGACAAGTCGCAAGAAGCCATTGGGCCGAGCTAGACCGAATGGAACTAGGAGAAAATAATGAAAGCAAGTGACGCAATGCGTGGCGCATCCGAAGCCCTTGGTGGTAAGGAAAAAGCACCGAAGAAAGAGATTAGTCATATCGTGACGAAGAAGGCTCACAGTGGCGGATATGTTCACGAACATCACCACACTCATCCAGATCATCACCCTATGGAAACACACGTAACGCCAGATCAGGATTCAATGGCAGAGCACATGATGCAAAGCATGGGAACACCTAATCCCGGTGAAGCGGAAGCAGATGCGGGTCAAGGTGGAGCAGCGCCAGCCGCGGCCGGAGCGCCAGCAGCCGCCCCAACTCCCGGTATGTAAGGAGTAGAAATGGCAAAAGAAACAGTAAAACTTTCACATCATCGCGTAGTGATGCACCTTAATAAAGGTGGACTTCACAGAGCACTTGGCGTACCTGAAGGCGAAACAATCCCTACAGATAAGCTACAAGCGGCGATGAATAGTAAGAATGAACATGTAGCAAAGATGGCGAATCTTGCTCACACTATGAAAAGCTGGAAGTAACGCACCTTGGGAGGGGTATGCGTCTAGAAAATCTAAAACAATTATACGAGACGTGTAGACATCTTCCACATTATCATTTTAAAGATTTGAGCGATGAGGAATTCTTAGAAAAGGCTAAGAAGAGTTTTCAGAAGTTAAAGGATTCCCAAAAGAAGCAAGTACTTCAAAGTTGGCTGAGTAAGACGAAGGATGATTCTGAAGATTCTGTCAACTCCATGCTCCGTTATAGATTCCTTTCGCAGACTAACTTATATTTTCTATGTCACCTACTAGAGAGTTATAACTCCACTACAGAAAATACACATGAAGATATCTGCAATGAATTCTTCGTACAGAAAGACCCAACATTCATAACATTCGACCACTTCGCAGATCAATATACAGATTTGAAACAGAGAATGTTATTAGTTCCAAGAGGCGGATTTAAATCTTCTCTCAACATGGCCGATTGTGTGCAGTGGGTAATTTGTTTTCCCGCAATTACAATCGCCATTCTGACCGGAGTTTTGCAACTTGCAAAGGACTTCGTTGGTGAAGTGAAGAAGCATTTTACTTACCAAGAAACCGGCACAGACGGAAAAGGGAAAGCACAATACGGCGTAAGACAAATCATGGATAAGCAAACTGGCGATTGGTCGGACAGCTATTTCCAAGTCTTATTTCCTGAACATTGTCTGTCTCCCCTTGAAGGTAACCAGTTAGAATTTCAGACTCCCGCCGCCGAAGAACAAAAAGAACCATCTGTCAGAGCCGCATCTATCGATCAGGCTTTGTCAGGTAGTCACTATAACGTATTAAAACTTGATGACGTTGTTACTAACGAAAACACAAAAACAGAGAACCGCATCAAGGACACGAACAAGCAAATCAGTATTGATAACGGTCTATTGAATCCTAACGGATTTTATGATGTAATCGGTACATGGTACGACGAACGTGATTACTACGGTGTGACAATTAAGAAGATTGAGAAACGCGCTAAGGAAGAAGGACTTCTTGAGTCTATCAAGGGTTCTGTAGATAGCGGACGTTTTAATGCAAATCTTGGATTCAAACTTTACCTACGCGCATGTTGGTGGCCCACTGAGGAAGCGACTAAGGCCGGGAAGATTGAAGAGGAGATGACTAAGAAGGACTGGGTGCTATGGTTCCCAGAGAGACTTAGTTACGAGTTTTTGAGAAGCAAGCAAGTAGATGACTCAGACTTGGATGATGAGGAAGGGGACACTGGATACTTTGCAATTAAGTATCTAAACAACCCTAGAAAGATTAACAGAGTTAAATTTCCAAGAGAACTACTGATGCGACGTACAATTCCGCACAGTCAGTTTCCGCCACAAGGAATCATTGTTACGACTGTTGATACTGCATACAGTATTAAATCATGGGCCGATTACACGGTCATCATGACTGCTCTCATTTTTGGTGGTAGATTCTATATCATCAATATGGTGCGGGGTCGCTTTAATGAATATGATCTACCAAAGGTAATAGCTGGTGTTGCTCACAAGTGGAAACCGAAGAGCATAGCTATTGAAGAGTCGGTAGGCGTCAAATGGATGGCCCGTGAACTTCGCCGCGAAATGGATAACATGAAGATTTCCGTTCCGGTTGAATTCATCTCGTTAGGAAAAGGCTCAAAGTTAAGATCAAAGCAACTGAAAGCTAAACCAGTCCTTAGACTGCTTGGCGATGAACGCTTATATTTCTTGAACTCATGTGAAGGTCTGGACGAGATATACAATGAATTGGAAAAGTTCACAGGAACAAGTGACGACAAGCACGATGATATCGTATCTGCCATATCCTTGCTTGTGGAACAATTCATTGGCTATGCAGACGTTGATAAACGAATTAACTCTTATCAGTCAAACTTCGTTGCCGATCAAAAATCTAAAGACATGCATGACCAAATGTACTGCTTAGGGAAGTATGCAAAATACGCACAACAGAGCGATAGTCCGACTACAACATACCAGTTAGAACAATCGGTAGCGTCCTCTCCTATAGCTGATACCTATGTGGACCCTTTATCTGACTTGTTCTGAGGAGGGTTTCATGCGTACACGTTTAAGAACGAGTGACGAGATTAGAAAAGCAGTAATCGCCAGCTTTCAAAGGGACTTTCCCGGAGAGAGCATCAACAGTGTAGTATTCAGTACGTACATTTTGGACGTGTACTGTCGTGCTGTAGAAAACTACGATCTATGCAGACAAATCATCATGAGAGGGGTTGATATTGACCTATAGGAGCTACAATGTTGCTTGAAAATGAAGCGCACAATAAAGTGGAGTTGATTCCCACAGATTACAATTCACAAGGTGATCTGACAAATACTGCCGCTGAAGTTGCGCTTGTAGTAGGTGCAGCCGGTCAAGCCGAAGCATTTATTCAGAATAAGCAATATGCTCTACTATGGCGTGATGCGGATTTGCTTTTTCAAAGTCCGCGCCCAATGTCAGTGTTCGAGAATACATATATCCTAGAACCTAACGTACAGCGTTTCACAGTCGCTAAGGTAGTAAATAGTATTGTTCCTCAATTATACAAGGGTTTGTTCTACCAAGACCCTCCAATGATCCTGCGTCCCCGTCCGGGAACATCACAGAACGTAATAGACGCGAAGACAGCCATGTTTTCTACTCTATTAGATCAATGTGACTTCAAGATGGAAACTAAAATTGGCTTAGAACAAATGGCCCATCTTGGTACAGGTATTTGGAAGTGGGGAATAAAGTACAAGAAGATTATTACTAAGAAGAGAAAAGCAACTGTACATAAACTTTCAGCAGGTCCAGTAGGCGCGGTGGGAACCGCAATGATTCCTACTGAAGACGCGCCAGATATCACTATTTCTACTCGCTACGCGCCTAGACCTTACATCGAAAGCCGTCCAGTAGATAGAGTAATGGTAGACCCTCATACATGCGTGGGTGATATTCGTAGAGCAGATTGGGCAATTGACGTTCGTTTCATGGACTTTTATCAGTTGCAAGATTTGATTAAAGGTATTGCTACTCTTCCTGATGACCATCCTGATAAAGAGGGCTGGACACTTCCTACTGAATCTGAGTTGAAGAGTTGGTTCATGCCTCCTACAGACGCCGGTCAGCTTGGAGAATCTGTAAGTCAGCAAGCAACTTACGTAAAAGGTATCGTACA